ATTAGTGGTATATCAAACGGCGCACCATTGAGGTCGCCTAGTGTTGTAAAGCTGATATGTATATGTCGTTTGTGCGGATTAATGCCTTTGTAATTACGCCATTTCCAATTCAATATCTTCGAGCATATTCGCCTGTTAAAGATGACGTATGATATGCGTGAATCTGACTTGGCTGCGATTCTGATTTGGTCAGCCAGATAAGGTGCGAGCCCATCGGATGGCTCCAGCCTAGAATCAATATCAATTGCTCGTACATACCCAAACTCGTCTGGATTATGATCTGATTTTCTGGCGGAGTGACGGCTATCGCCCACCCACCTATCTGGAAACCACGTATCAATTTGATCTCTTAACTGCACACCAGCTGCACATAGTTTAGGTTTCAATTTCAATCCAACTTAATGTTGATTCATCCCAACTCCATACACCTTGTGATGGTAAAGGTGTTGGTGCTTGCCAATCAAAATTTTCATCAAGCGACCAGGATGGATAAGGCTGAGGTAAGATAAATACATCTGCAACTGGGTCATAAGAATAACCAATGGCTGCGTATTGTTTGCGAATTTTGTGATTATATGAAGTTCTTTTTATATTGTATCCAGTTGCCTGACTATAAAATGTTTCGGTATCTATTCCATCAATTAGTTCTGTTTCATCAACGCCAACAGAAACATTAATTACGATGTTGTTTTGATCTAACCAAGCGTAATGAGCCATTATGACCAGCTCACATTTCCAGCGGTTGCGGCAGTAATTGTCGCTCGCTTGTAACCGCCACTTGCTGATGATTGTGTGCCAGTAACTCCACCACCAAAGGTAATTGTGTAGGCTTCCGGGTATCTTAAAATAATAATACCTGAGCCGCCAGCTGCACCAGCAACAGTTCCAATACTTTGTCCAGTTCCACCACCACCACTACCAGTATTTACTGTTCCTGCAGTTGGAATAATTGTCGCTGGAGTGCCATTACCGCCACCAGTTCCACCACCACCTGCGCCACCTGTGCCAACATTTGCGCCGTTTGTAAGTCTTGTTCCACCACCACCACCACCTGCATAAGTTACAGATGAACCAGTTATAGAAGTTGCAACGCCAGCACCGCCATTACCAGCATTTGTAGCGTCTGCATTAACACCTACTGCACCTGCGCCACCGCCACCTGCACCAAAATCTTTATCTACTGTTCCAGTTCCATTACCACCTACAAAACCTTGATTAGTGGTTCTTGCACCACCAGTTTTAGTTGCCATACCACCGCCGCCAGAACCACCAGCTGAACCATCATATCTGCCATTACCGCCACCGCCACCGCCACCGCCTGTGGAAGTGATTGTGCTAAATACTGAATTAGCACCATTAGAACCATTGTTTTGGTCATTCACAGCACCTTGCGCTGGCGCACCTGCACCACCGCCACCAACAGTAACTGTGTAATTAGTGCCTGTTGCCAAAGATAAAGCAGATTCCAAAGAACCACCACCACCTGTTGCTGTTACTGTGCAACGGAAACCACCAGCACCACCACCACCTGAACCGCTGTTGTAAGAAGCACCACCACCTGCGCCACCAGCAATAACTAAATAATCAACTGTTAGTGGGGGTCTGGCCTCTGCGGTTATAGCACTTATTATATTTAACATTTATGCAATAGCCCCAACAATATACCACGCATTCGCAGCTGTTTTAATACAGGCCGCTGATTTGTATTGTGCAAGTGTTGGCTGTGCTGCAACTGCGCCAGCACTTAATACTGTAGTAGTGCCAGATGTAACTGCCTTGATAGTTACTAAATTTGCTGCTTGATTTAATACTGTGATAACTGTGCCTATTGGGAAGTTATACGTAGCATCGGTTGGAATGTTAAAGTTAGCGGCTGATGATTTATTCATTGGGATTAACTGCTGGTACTCATCACCGCTACCTACTGTGTAATCTGCTGTCTTAGCAGTTTGTACTTCAAAGGCTGGTAGCCCATTCCACATTGTGCTGGTGACTACGTCACCTGTTGTGCCTGGCCAGGTTGGCATTTTTTCTCCTTAGTAAGATAAGACGTTTTGGTCTAAGACACCATAATCTATGCTGCCTATTATAAACCCATCTATGACAGGTTCCAGCGTTGTAAACACCACTTTAAAGCTATTAGGTGTGATGATGTTGGATACGCCAAAGATTTGCAGGGTTTTCTCCAGCTTAGATCCACCAGGCTGGGTAGTGATTACTGTGATCGGATCAAAAAAATCTAGGTTTAGGGCTGCTACTACACCTGTATCGTAGTTAGGGGTGTATAGATCTAGCTCGATGGCATCGCATCGGATAGTTGTCTCAGCCCTACTAGCCACATAAGCCCTGGCATAATCTAGGGCCACGGCATCAGTCTGCATTAGCAGGTCTTGTTGGTTATATGAATGGATAAAATACTTGTCAATGCTTGCCTGATTGCTGGCAGATTGCACAGTGCCCGATAGCCTGCTTATCTGGGCAGAGTTAAATATAAGGGTGTCATCTAGTTTCCAGGCTGCGTTAGCGTATGGGATACCTGTGCCGTCATCTGCAAAGACTGTGGCTGTATTGCCTATGGTCTGTGTAGCTGTAAGCCTGTCCTTAAATACAAAGGATCCGTCAAAGCCTACATAGATTGCGCCGTATTCTGACTGGGCAACAGTTTGCATCGCACCTAAAGCAGTGCGTGGGGTGCCTGGATCATTCTGTAATGTAGTTTGCCCTGCATCTATTTGGCGTTGTGATGCTGGCCAGGCAATTTCATCTAATATCTCATTAATACGTGTGCCTGATAATTGACCAGCGCTGGCACCTGTGACTGTTGAGATCTGGGCATTGTAAGCCAAGCGCATAGCATCTACAGCTTGTATGGTTGTGTAGGCAACCTCTGTGGCATCTTTAGGTTGTGTGTTTACATAACTTGTAATAAAGCCTGAGAATAGAGGATAGGTAACGCTGTTATAAGTAGCAGCGATGCTGACCTTCTTCATAGGTGTTAGCAGTCCATAATAAGGCCCAGTCGGGTTAGTTGGGTTAAAGTCGCCATTCTGATCTACTATGCGTAGTGTTAATTGGCCTGTCTGGAATTGATCGTATAAAGCATTACGGCCTACAGCTGTTTGAATAAAGTTAATACGATCTGACACATCAACAATAACGGCAACGGCATCTGCCAATACATTTGTGCCTAAGACGCCAATATCTAACTGCATAGCCTGAGCAGTGCTTGGCCCAGTGGAGAAGTTTATTGTGGCGTTGATTACTGGGACTGTCATTGAAACGCAATCGATCCAGCAGGTACTAATGCTCCATTACCTAGTTTAGTAATGTTACCTAAAGCATCTTGAATATACGTAGTCAAATCTTGATTAGTGCTTAATACTGCGCCTGTATTTACTGTTACCTGTGGTACTACTGTTGGTGCTGCTGCTGCGGCAGCTGTTGTCGCACTAGATGGCATTCCACCTGGCACGGCATATTGACCTGCTTGCGCAAAAAATGCATCAGCCTGTGCCTGTAATCTTGCAGATGAGGCAGCCAAGCCTGCTGCTGCGCCTGCTTCAATTCCCATCGATTTGAATTGGCCAACTAAACTGGTAAAAATTTGATCGTATTTATTAGGCAAAGTATTTAAAGCATTAGCGGCATTGTTAGCGCTATCGGCTAATAAATCAGCTGCGCTCTTGGCCAACAATTCTGCATTATATTTCTTAGCCAAAGCCTCATTATTGTCTAGGATGGCCAACTTAGCCTGTATGCGTAGCTTAGTCTCAGCATCGGTAGCCTCGTTTAATGCCTTCATTAAACCTATGCGCTCAACGTCAAACTTTTCCGATAGTTTATCTACCTCGGTTTGTTTCTTATTTTTGGCATCTAATAGCGCCAATTCTTTTTTCTTCTGTTCTGATAGTTTATTTTCTAGGCGTAGCTGTTGTCCAAAGATACGAGCCGCTGCTCGACCTTGTTTATTGTCTGGTTGAGTGGCACTTCTTGCACTGCCAGCAAAGCCAATAGCTCTTTGTAAGGCTAAACCACCTGGTTGTAAGCGTATTAATAGATCGCCTAAGCCACCAGAAGTTATCTTAGATGCTAGGCCATCTAACTTACTAATTAGTAAACCTACGCCATAAATTGCATCGCTAATAGATTTAGCAAAGGTATCCATTTGAGTAGCGGCATCTTCTATGCTTCTATTCTTGCCTAGTAAACTTATAGCATCTAATAAACCTTTACCGATTTCTTCTTTAGCATTTTCTGTAGATACTCTTAGTAGATCCATTTTGCCTGCATAGGTAGTTAATCTAGCTTGTGCTTGGCCTGCAAACTTGTTATTAAGTTCACCCAGAATCTTATCCATATCGCCGGTTTTTAATGTAGCCTTACTTATACCAGCACCTAGACGGCTAAGGCCTGTGGTGTTGCCTGAGAATCCTCTAGTTAATGCTGCGCTTACCTCTGTCAAAGATCGACCAGTAGCAGCACTTACATTTAGTGCAGTGTTTAATGCATCTTGGCTTTTAGTAATAGATCCTGTAACTGTCAGTAATTGCTGGAATGCTGGACGTAGTTGATCGTCTAATACGCCTGTAACTCTCTGTAAATTGCCTATGTAATCTTCAACAGCTGGTGCGCTAAATGCAAAGCCAGTATTGCGTAATTGAACTTCTAAAGATTTGGCTGCTTTCTCATCGGCTGCAAAGGCTTGCACTGCTCGCTTGCTGAATTGGAATAATTGTTGAGCCCCAAAAACACCAGCAAAGGTTTTGCCTAATTTATTTACTTGCTTATCAAAGGCTGATATTTCTTTTTTGCCTTTATTAAGTGCTTTACCATTCCAGGTGGCTATTGCCGATACTACTACGTTAGCCATTACGCTGCCTTCTTAATCTCAGTAGATTTATTAAATTTTATAGCTGTAGAATTTATAGCGCCTAGCACTGCTTGATAAACCTTGCCACTATCTTGTGCCCAAGCTTTGTAGATTAAGCGACCTTTAGTCTTCCGACCACCACCACGTACGCCTTTAATCTTTGGTTGTGAAGTAAGCCCTGGCATTGATGTAACAAATTGATAACCAGCAAAAGGATTATTTGATGCGTACTCTCTAGTAGATTTGTTGTAGGTGTACTCACGTGCTTTAGACTTGCCTTCAAATCCTTGTACCTTGCCGAAGGTTGTGCCAGGTAGGCTTGGATCGATCTGTTGGAATGGCGCTCTACCTTGTGGGTTTTTACGGCCAGCAGTTTCATATATGCGACCAGGTGCGCTTACGTTGTAAACATAGTTACTAACTTTAAATCCATTTTTGAATGTGCGGTTATCGCCTGAGTTATATCCAATACCAGCCTTGACTGTGCCAGCATCATATTTAGGAAATGGGCGGTAATTGATGTTCGGGTTAGGCTCTTTAGTCCAGCCTGACAGCACCTCAGAATTACCAGGCACAAATGATCTAGCCTTAGCTGCTACGTTACGCATTAGCGGATCAATAGCAGTCCTAATACGATCTTGTAAATCTTTGTCAATAAACTTTAGACCTGCAAGGACATCTTTAACGCCTACGGCTTCTGCTGGCATTTCGGATCTCCTTAGCTCTATCGGTTAGGACTTGTATGATTGCGGCATACATTTCGCTATCCATATCAATAAACTCTCTAGGCGGTATCCCAGTCTCTACGCTCAGCTGTGCGATGCTGTAAAGTATCGAATCCCGCTGGATTATTTTTTTTCTTCGTCTAGTACCTCGACAGTTTCTAAGCTGTCAATAAACTCTACTCCCCACAAAGGTATCTGAGCGCCAGCCCTGCGTAAGCATTCATACGCAAGGTAAAATATTTCTGTCTGACGCTCGTGCTCTCTTAAAATCTTGCTGATACCAGCACCATATTTCTGTTCAAAGTTGTATTCAATTCCTGGCGTAATTTTGTGCTCTGAAACTTCGCCATTAGCCCTAGTAATCTTTAACTTTGCCATTATTGCTCCTTAGTTAGAATGCTACTGTTGGTGACACTGTTACTGCGGAGTTTATCGTAAAGGACAGACTTGAGGTAGCTAGTTCAGCGACGCCGCCTGTGCCGATTGGGGTTAGGTTATTTACCAAGATTGAGAATTGGTAAGTTGGGTTAGCAGCTGAAACTGTGGTGCCTTTAACAGTAATTACTGATACTGATAAAGTCTTACCAAATGCCTCATTTAGTGTCTGCATTACCTGATTTGTTGCCCACTCATTTAGAATGTCGATTTGGAATGTGCCACTTTGCAAGCCCGCTACAAATTGGTGAGAAAGACTACCCATTGAAGTGACCTCAAGTTCATCTACGATTTGGTTAATTACAGCATTAGTTACGTATGCGCTAATGTCGATTGATGGTGTGGTTGGCGCAGCATTAGTAGCCAACTTAACGCCAACGTTATTATTTAAATAGATTGCCATTGTTATTCCTCATCTTTCTTTGTTTGTGCAGTTGGTTTTGGTGCTTCTTTGATCTGGCCTGTCTTAATTAAGAAGGCTAAGTCTTCTGACTGTGTGCTCATTTTAACTCCAGCTCGTTAGGATTGATACAGTGATTTCTGACGTTAATAAATCTCCACTAGCTGCGTTAGTTATAGCTGGAGCGGAGACACTTGATATGTTGTAAACCAGGGTTGATGCCGCTAGTTTAGTTACTACTGCCACAATAAAATTTTCTATACCTAGCAGGTTGCCTTGATTGTCAAATGCAGGTGTGGTTATTAAAATTTTAAAATTAGCCAGGGGTGCGATACCTGTTTGGCTATTATTGTTTGGCTCAATATATGGGTCACTAGGAGTTACCACTACGCTGTTAGCCAGCAAGGTTGCAGGTGGGAATGCAAAGGTTGACCATACTCCAGCGTTTGCCAAAGCAGTTGCTAACGTGCCTCGTAGGGTGCTTATTGCAGCCATTAGCCGACCAGTGAATTAGGACTTGAATACGGCTGGATGAGGCCTCTGATCCTATTTATAAGTTGGTACCCCATCCTATAAGGACTTGCAGATACCCCATCCATACCTACCCCACCAGTCTGGCTAACTTGACGGCTCTGCCAGATGTCTACAGCTACGATCATCGCAGCCTCTCTGATGGCAGGGGTCGCAGTGTAAGCCTGTGGTTTATGCTCAGGACCAAGGGCTCGGCCGTATGGTTTAATAAAATGGAAGTTGTCATCCGCAGCTGTCTTTGCATATTGAATAATACTGTAGCCATTAGGGTATGAACTAAATGCGTATGTACTCCAAAATGCTGTGCCAATAGATGCTGGCACTGTAGTACCGGGAAATGATCCGGTTAGTGTGTATGTGCCATTATATGTTGCACCACAATTACTTACTGTTATCGATTGACCTGTAACAAATATGCCAGGGTTTGCTAATACTAAAGTTGCTACGTTGTTGCTAATGGATGAGCCCACTACTGGGGCATCGTTATGCCAAAGGTAAGGTGATATTAAATCTTCTGCTGCCTGGCAGCACTCTTCTACAGTTGCATCACTATACAAAGTACCAATGCCAAGATTATCTCTTAACTGTTGCATTGTTACCATTACGGCTGCCATAGTGTCCTTTCTAGAAGAGCTCCCTAGGGCTAGGGCTACTAAACCCTAGGGATTATTAAATTAACTAACTTATTAAGTTAGGTTGAAGCGACGGACTCCACCTTGTACTAATACACCAACGGCCATGTAGCCATATAGTGATGTTTCGATCTCGCCTGAAGTTGGGATGTTTGTTGATAGGCGTAGGATTGGTGACTCGTAAATTGATACTGCGGATGGTACAACGATAAACGCTGACTCATCGATTACTGTTGATACAGCATTTGGATCTACGTATAGATCAAGACCTAATACGTTGCCACGGAGTGAACGTGGTGATGCTTGTCCTGCTGCGTTCATTGGTTGTGATGCTGTGTAAATTGGGCGATCAGTTGTGTCCTTAGCACCAATTAACAAATTCCACTGACCAGTGCCAGCGATGTAAGCAGTTGCTAACTCACCTGTTGCAAGGTATGCAGCTGGTGCTTGCTCTGCTACGTAAGCAATAAGTCCGTTAGATGTTGCAGCTTGTGGATTAGCTTGTGCGCCACCTGCTGTTAATGCTGCAATTACTGCTGCATCTGTTGCCTTATTGTAGGCCCGGGTCATATTTTCCAACATGGCTGCAAAGAAGTCTGGTGAGCTGCGCTCAAGGACCTCAAGGCTGTAGCGTTGAAGGCCACTGTATTTTTTAACTGTGAGATTTACATAGCTTGAGACAATACCTTGCTCTGATGGTGCGCCTGCTTCTGCAGTCTCTGCAACTGTACCTGAAGTAGTAATTTTAGGTACTGAAATTGTCATACCTGCTGCTGGTAATGCACGTGTACCGATTGCATCTACAGCTGGGCGTGATCCAATTAAAGTATCTACTACTGTAGGCACGAATTGTGTTGGATTAAATGCTGGGTTAGTGGTGAAGCTGTCATCTGCAGCAGTTAAATATCTTGCTACATCTGCTTCTGCTTTCATTACCCACTGTGCTGATTCGTGGTTACCTAATTTTGCTTTGATGCTGTGTTCTAGCATGTGTGCTTGTGTTCTGATTGGTGAGCGTGGCTCTGTATAGAAGGATGCACTAATTGTAGGGCGTGCGGCTTCTACTGGAGCAGTCTCGACCACTGGTGTTGCTGTTGGCTCGGTGGTGTTTTCCACTATAGCCTCACTTTCCGTAGTTGGTTGATTTGTTGCATCCGCTTCGCCTTCGCTAGCGGCAACTTTAGTTACTTGTGCTTCTGAAAATGCTGGAGTCTCTACTAAGCTAACTTCTTTTAATGTTGCCTTAGTTACGTAGATGTAATCTTTTTTCTGCATTGATTTAGTTACTTCTACGCCAACAGACAAGCCATCAATAAGTGCTTCGCTTGCAAGTGTTAATGCATCTTGACCTTGCATAGAGTTGCTTATTTTGAATGATGCGTAAATTCCATCTTCTGCTTTATTAAATTTCATCATGCGACCAATAGGCTTGCTTGCCTCGTGCTGCAATAACATTTTAATTTTGCCTGGGTCGCCAATTTCTATAGAATCTTTAGCAAACACAACAGGGCCAGCGCTAGTATTACCTACAGCTTCGTATGGCACGATTTTGCCTGCAATTACTCTGCGCTCATTATCTGCGCTTTCTATATGGCTACTGAAGGTAAGTAACATCAGCGTCCTCATTTCCGTTAGGTGTCATTTGTTCCATCTCTTTAGCTTGCTCTACATCTATTAAGCCTAGTGATAACATTTTCTCTATTGCTTCTAGGCGCTTCATTGTGTCAGCACGTAAAAATGACTCTTCTAGTGCAAACTTGACTACATGCCCACGTGGCGTTATATCATCCATTGACAAACGATCTTCTATAGCACAAATGTATGGCTGTAGTGAATAGGCAACAAATTCTTTGCGACCATCTAAAATGTTTTGATAAGTCATACTGTTATTCATATCTGCTGATATGTAATACGCTGGCACGTTCATAGCCCTAGCGATTTGCGTTGCTAAGTATTGTTGTGCTTCTGAATACATCATGTCTTTAGGTGAGTACCCAACAGTTTCATAACTTAATGTGCTAGTTAGATATGCTGTTGCTCTATTTTGACGTGCAGATTTCCAGGCAGCTAATAAACCTTGTACTTGCGCTTCTGGCATATCTGCGCCAGTGTTTTTTATGAAGCCTGTAGCCATTGGTGTTTGTGATGCCACTGCGCTGGCTTTTTCTAAATCTAAAGCTGACTGTATTGTGCGACCTGCTGTTTGTAATACACCTTGTGTTAATCCTTGAAATGTTACTAATGATCCTACGCCAACCATAGGCACTTTAGCGCCATCTACTGTGTAATATAAAACTTCTGTACCTAATTGATTTGTTTGTGCTACTACACGGCTATTTGCGATCCATTCAAATCTAGCAGGGCGTAAATCATCTGCATAAACTTCTGTTACACGCCAAAAAGCCTGGCCATACATTACAAGTGAGTCAACTGTCCAACTGATTGTGACGGATCGTGGTTGTCTAATATCTGGTTGATCCAACCATAATGGCTTGCCTAATTTTTCGCCTGTAGATTTTTTGTACAGCTCTAAAGGTAAATAGCCAATAACACCTTTAATTAAATTTAAGCATCGATTAACTGCTGGCACTTGGGTTGCAAGTGTGCGATCCATTGGGCCAAATCCAAATGTGTTGTAACCAAATTGGATTGTGTTATCGCCCATAACGGCAGGGGCGTATTGCGCTTGGACAGTTTTATTATTGGTTATACCCAAAGCAGACAATAGACCCATATGTATACTTTATACCATAAATTGGACTATTGGTGCAAATTAGACAAAGATTTGCGCAGTTTGTTGTGGCTTAGTTAATTGACTTACAACCATAGCCAGTGATATAGCAGCTGTAACATCGCCAGCCGATTTTCTACGTATTATGCGCCAGCCGGCATCGTTAGTCTTAGCGGCACAGTTATTTAAGTGCTGTACTAACTCTGCCTGCCCAGAATGGACTACCCGATTATTAGCTAGGCCATCTGCTAGGTCTGAGCACGCCTGGTAAAACGCTTGGCCTGATACATCGACCATCCGCCATCCGCTTTGCTCTAATCTAGTAGCAATAGTTTGCGTGGCGTACTTGTCATAACAAATAGTGTGTGGATGATACTTACGTGCCCACTCATTTATGTCACTAGCCATCTTAATCTCATCTATTGCAATATCACTATGCCACAGCTGTGCTAATCCGACTGCTATCTTTCCATCTTTGACTTGACCCATAACGAGCGCCCCAGATCGTCTTGTCGGTGCAATATCAAATGCCATAATTGTTTGTGGCCCGACAGGTATCTCTAAGCTGCTGTCGCTGCACTGCTCGATTGATCCATATACCCAGGGGCTGACAGTGCTATCTACCCACATACAAAGCATTTCGGTCTTAGTAGCTTCTATGCTGTTAGTGCTTACCGATTCTTCTAGTGTTTGCTCAGTTATCAAATGCCCTAATGCTGGATTAGCCATAGCCCAGGCTTTACGATCTGTAATCTTAGAATGCTGTGGTGCGCTGTACTCATAAAAGCCTAAATTCTCAGGCGGATATGATAAGCAACGCTCTCTTAAATCATTTAACACAGTGCTAAAGCCATCACCTGCGTTACTGGTCATTAAAGTCATAGCGTTAGGTCTTGCACGTGTGACCGGCAGTGCAGCTGTAAACGATTCTTGTGTCCATTCTCGCAACTCATCGATATATAGAAAATCTGCGGTCTTACCACGAGGTGCATCTCTAGTAGCTGCTGCAATTTCATACCTAGCGCCATTAAGTAGGGTTATAGATTCTTGACCATTAGCCAAACGTATCTGCCTTACTTGATCTTTTAAGAATTGGTTGTCCTCGATTGTGTAAGCAACTTGTCTAAAGGTATCTAATGCCATATTGCGGTTAGATGACATACCCAGCACATTCTTAGAGCCCCATAAGAATAAATGTGAAAGTATTAGCATTCTGGCCAAGTGAGTTTTACCATTTTGACGTGCTACAAGCACTAGAGCGGTTTTCTTGCGCCAGGTATCTGCATCATCTACAGTTAGTAAATCATCTAGCACCCAGCGTTGCCAGGGGATTAAAGGTAAACCTATTTTCTCAGCCAAATCTGCAACCTCTTGCGACTTTGTGCGACCTTTTAAAAGTAACGTGTGGATTCTAGGCTCA